GAAACAAGTAGCTATGCTTGAGGAGTTGTTACATCACTTACACAAGTCGTTAAAGTTTGCACCACAGAAAGACGCTGAAACAGATACACCTGTTATGTACAGAGATTATGTATTACAATCTGATGAAACAGCATGGGAAAGTATGTATTAATATGGCAATAATAACTTTAAAAACTTTAGTAAAAGAATATTATTTATGCTTTGAATACAAGAGTTTACGTTTAGAAACTAAACAACATTATACATATCTTCTAAACAGACTCTTAAACACAAAGTTACCTAATTCAGATAAGAGATTAGGTGACACACCCATAAATAATATTACTACACTTGTAGCAAAACACGCATATGATTACTGGTGTAATAGAGGTGTACATTTCGCTAATCACATTATGTCAGTATCAAGAATAGTATATAACTATGCAGTTAATATGGAGAAGATAAAACAAAATCCATTTTCTAGTGTTAAGAAAAGAAAACCTGAAAGCAGAAAAACTGTTTGGACAAAACAAAATGTAAAAGATTTTCTAGATGTAGCATATTCTGATTTTAAAACACGTAACGTGGGTATCATAGCACATATGGCATACGATTGGTGTCAAAGATTAGGTGATATGCGTTTATTGCAATGGTCTAGTTTAAATTTAGAGCAGTCGCAAGTACATATAGAGCAATCTAAACGTAGAGCAGAGGTATTTTTACCTATAAATGAGTCTTTGAGAGAGATGCTTATACAGCAGAAAGAAGATTTTGGCTTCCAAGAGTACGTAGCACCTCAAATAAGACCCATACGAGGTTCTTACAAGCCTTATTCGCTGCATAGGCTGCCAAAAGTAGCAAAGAAAATTATGCAAAAGGCTAATTTACCTGATGACCTACGTTTATCCGATCTACGTAGAACGGGAACAGTTGAAATGGTTGATGCAGGTGTTTCTATGGGTAATATAATGTCTGTAACGGGTCATTCTAACCCACAAAGTGTCAAACCATACATGAAAAACACACTTACAAGTGCTAATTTAGCTTTAGATAAAAGAAAACAGTTGACAGACGTTTAAAAATATGTTATTAAAACATTGTCATTGCCCAAAGCTACTATGTATATATAATAACATATATAATGAAAGGCATATATAATGATAGACTACGTAAATAATTTAAATGTACCTATTGGTGAAACACGTAGAATGAATTGTCCTAATTGTAATGGATATAAAACTTTTACTGTTACAAATAATATGGGTGCATTGCTATGGAATTGTTACAAAGTTTCTTGTAACGTAAGTGGAAAGAAACGTGTAAGATTATCTGTAGATGATATACAAGATACATTAAATAAGAAATCAATTAATATTGAGAATGAGTTTGAGTTGCCTGAATACATTGTAAAATCAAACAATCAAAATATTTTAAATTGGTTTAAACAAGTAGGTGTCGATCACAATATTGTTGATTTCTTCCATGATGTAAAAGAAAACAGAGTTGTGTTTACAATACAAGAAAATGGTAGGATTGTGGGTGCAATAGGTCGTTCTCTTGAAAAAAGATTACCAAAATGGAAAAAATATGGTAAAAGTGGATTGCCCTTTACTTTTGGTACTGGTAATGTGGCAGTAGTTGTTGAGGATTGTTTGAGTGCTTTAGCAGTTGGTGGTGGAGTATGTGTTGGGGTAGCAGTATTAGGTACGACATTAACTGACAAGCATAGAGAGTATCTCTCACAATTCTCAACAGCGATAATAGCATTAGACCCTGATGCTTTACCAAAAACTTTGGCATTTGCTAAAGAATTACGTGGACATGTAAAAAATGTCCATGTTTTAAAAGTTAAAGACGATTTAAAATACAAAAACAAACAAGATTTTATTAATTTATATAATTTAATTCCAAAGGAGATATTAGATGGAACTAGCATTAGTACGTAGTCTTATGGATAAAAGTTTCTATGATGAACATAGAGGTGCAAGATGTCCAGACAGATTATTTAGCAAAGATACAAGAAAAATAAAACAAGCAGTTGATAAAGCTATGGACAGATACGAAAGAACTGTTACACCAGATGAGATTGAAGCACTTTTTATGTCAGATAATCCATCTTTAACAACTGCTCAAAAACAAGCATACTCTTCTTTGTTTAGAAAGATAAAAACAGAACAAAAGATGGGTAGTGACATAGCACAAGAGGTGTTATCAAAGTTATTTCAACAAGTTGTTGGAGAGGACATAGCAAATTTAGGATTTGACTATGTAAATGGGTCACAGACTAGTCTTGAGCCACTTCGATTGTTGTTAGAGCAGTATAATGATGATTTTACACCTGATTTAAATGTAGAGTGGGATGATATGGAGATTGAAACATTGATAGCAAAGAATGCTCTTGAAGCTAGATGGCATTTTAATATACCTGCACTTACTAGACAGATTAGTGGAGTTAATGAAGGACATTTAATTGAGATAGGTGCTAGACCTAATACAGGTAAGACATCTTTTCATGCAAGTATGATTGCTGCACCAGACGGATTAGCACATCAAGGTGCAAGTTGTATTGTTCTTTGTAATGAAGAAGGTAGCCACAGAGTAGGTGCAAGATATTTAACTGCTGCAACAGGTATGCCAATGCGAGAGATTAAAAACAATCCTTCTAGGGCAAGAGACTTATACAAACCTGTAAAAGAAAAGATTAAGATAAAAGATGCCACAGGTCGTGATATGTCTTGGGTAGAGTCTGTGTGTAAATCTTACAAACCTGATGTTGTCGTTTTAGATATGGGTGATAAGTTTGCACGTACTGGTGGCTTTGCAAGAGCAGATGAAGCACTAAAAGCTAACGCTATACATGCTAGACAAATAGCTAAACAACATAAGTGTGCTATGTTTTATATGTCACAATTATCTGCTGAAGCAGAGGGTAAAGTATTACTCAATCAAAGCATGATGGAAGGAAGTCGTACTGGTAAAGCAGCAGAAGCTGACTTAATGATATTGATTGCAAAAAATCCACCAAAACAAGATGATGGAGATGAAGAGGATATTGAAAGGCACTTAAATATTGTTAAGAATAAACTTACTGGTTGGCATGGCATGGTAAATTGTCAACTAAATTATCAGATAGCTAGGTATGAAGCATGAAACAAGGAGATTTCTTTGAAATTGAACTATTTCACATTGATGGCAAGACAAAAACATGCAGTAAATGTAATGAAAAGTTACCACTAAAAGCATTTAGTGTGTCGTCGGGTGCTAACTTTTTAAGACCAGAGTGTAAAAAATGTAACAACGAACTTACTAGAGTAAGAAATGAGTTAAGAAAAGCACATGGTATGCCTAATAAAGACTATAAATGTCCTATTTGCGACAGAGGTGAGTCTGAAGTAGCTGGAAAAGGTGGCACTAGAAATGGTGCATGGGTTTTAGATCATTGTCACGATACTAGTACATTTAGAGGTTGGCTGTGTCATAGTTGCAACAGGTCTTTAGGTGGATTTCAAGATAGTCTTGACATTTTACGTAAAGCTATGTTATATTTAGGTAAACATAAGGAGAAAATAAATGAAAATGGTACTTGATGTAGAAAACACAGTGACTAAACGAGATGATAAAATGCATCTTGATCCATTTGAAAAAGACAATCAGCTTATTATGGTAGGCTGTCTTACAGAAGATGGAAAAGAATATCTGTATCACCAAGATACAGGATTTGATGGAGTACAAGAGTTACTCGATAAGACTACTATCCTAATTGGTCACAACATAGCGTATGATCTTATGTGGCTTTGGGAATGTGGCTTTAAGTATGATGGTGATGTATTTGATACAATGTTAGCTGAATACATTTTATTACGTGGTCAAAAGAAACCACTATCTCTTGAATCATGTGCAGAAAGATATGAACTAGAAACAAGAAAACAAGACACGTTAAAAGAATATTTTAAAAAGGGTTTAGGTGTTGATGAAGTGCCTAAAGATGAATTATCAAGTTATTTATCGTCTGACTTACATGCAACACAAGAGTTGTTTCATTCATTAGAAAATGAATTAAATAACAATTCAGATAGCATAGGTTTAATTAATACTGTCAAACACACAAATGATGTATGTATTACTTTAGCAAAGATATATAAAAGAGGTTTTAGTGTAGACGTAGAAAAACTAAATAATGTTAAAAAAGAGTTTGAAAAAGAAAAACTAGAGATAGAAAAAAGATTATCTACACAAGTTAGAGAACTCATGGGAGATACACCTATAAATTTAAATAGTCCTGAACAAATGTCTTGGGTTATTTATAGTCGTAAACCAAATGAAAAAACAACTTGGTTAAATAATTTTACACCTTATATGTCTAAAAAAGATTTATATACAAAGATAAAAGAAGAGTCAAGTTTAGTGTATAAGACAATAGCAGTCAGATGTAATAATTGTTATGGGTCAGGTATTATAAGAAAGATAAAGAAAGATGGAACACCATATGTTAATCAACCTAAATGTCAGA